CACCCACCTTAAAAAGTGGATGAGATTTCTAGCAGATTTTATTACCTGCTATACGGTGGCTTACGCCATCCGTCTCGTTAATGGGAAACCATGATACGAAAACTAACCGGAGATCAAACACATGTCTCAACACAATTTCAAGTCTGCAAGCCCCCGGCAAAGTACTACGACCGTCCTCCAAAGTCGGTATGGCCGAAGCAACCAGAGTCAACCCTGGTCGCTTCAATGGTCATCTAACTTCGTTTGGCACGATTCGTATTACCCCGATGGTGAGCCTACTTGGTATCGAAATTGGGATAATGTGTCAAATCTTCGTACCTCTGTACAGAGCAAAGCTCAGTATAGAGCTTCGTTACCTATGAAGAAGATTATAATTACTCTTCACAAGGGACCCCGGCTTGGTTATAAGATTCTGTTACCTAACGGAAAATATGTATGGGCCCGAAAACCCATCCAGATTTACAAGTTGGTACCAGATTACCCGAAAAAGAAGAAAGGAAAGAGAGGTCCTGTGCCACCGTTAACGATGGCTCCGAACTTCCTTGACTACTTCAAATCGGTGTATAGCTATTATCCCGATACCCTTATTAATGTAAGTAATGGTACCGAGAAGACTGTATATTCAGGCCCTCTTTGGGCAGGGATATCCAGTAATGGCCAATCTTTAAACCCCAACAACTATTACAATGTTAGCTTGAACGCTAACATTAGTGGTTTGCTTGTTGGACTGCGTGCCAAGGCGCTAGCTCGGTTCTATGCGAAAGCTAATAACCAGTCTGTGAATATTGGTAACGTATTAGCCGAACGCCGCCAAACTTCGGGGATGATTGCTGAACTTGCAATCAGGATCGCAAGATCCTTCTTATCTCTGAAGAGCGGAAACATCGTAAAGGCTGCATCTCAACTTTTCCCGAATAGCCCTAAAGGGATTGCGAATGACTTTCTTGTATGGCAATACGGCATCAAACCGCTCCTATCAGATCTTGATGGAGCTATGAAGCAGTTAGCCATCCCTGAACATGTTTCGTTCAACGTCACTGCAAGTGCTACCGAGAAGGTTCCGATGCATGTCCTTGAGACGCATTACGGTGCTGGTGCAATTACTGCCAAAACTGTTGTTTCTCAATCTTACGATGTAACAGTCATATATAAGGCGCATTGTCGAGTAACTTCTGCGATGCGAAACTTTTATAGAGCTGGGCTTTACAACCCGCTCGCGATCGCCTGGGAGGTAACTCCATGGAGTTTTGTTGTCGATTGGTTTTTACCAATGGGCAACTATTTAAACAACATGGATGCATTTGCCGGAACTGTCGTTGACTATGTGACGGAGACTGTCTTCATTAAGCAGAAGACGACTTTCATCCGTGATTTTGGTGGTAACAGTGGCACCGGTTATTATACAGATATTGGTCAGACTGGTTTCGAGAACGAGGTGGTTTCTTGTAAGAGAGTCCTACTTACCAGTGTACTCCCGGACTTGAAATTTCCTTCATTCAAAAGCCCAGTATCTAATCAGCATTTTGCTAATGCCGTTGCTCTGATTACTCAGCTGTTCTCGAAGAATTGAGAACTTTCACTTTCCCCTTTTTTAAAGGAGTAGTTACTATGCCTGCGATAGCAGCCATTTCCATAAACGATTCAGTTCCTGCGGCGCAAAGCTTTACCCCTCTGAATCTTGACTCAACTGGTGTAGCACGTTACGGCACTTCTGCCGCAGTGTTCGATGCCAAAAGCATCATTACACACAGTGTGAGCTTGCCCAAGAACGGGTCTACAGTCACGCGCGTCAAGCAGAAGATCGTGATTCCCATCATGGATACTGTTGATACGACCAAGAAGGTCGCGGAAGCTTTTGCCAACATCGAATACGTCTTGCCCAAAAATGCAAGCGCTCTGGTGTTGGCGAACTTACAAGCTTACGTGAAGAACTTGGCCGCTCATGCGGTTACCACGGCGGCAGTCGGGTCGTTTGAGAACGTCTATTAAGACGTCCTTCAAACTTCTCTAGAGCTGTTCCTATGCACTACTAGGAACTGCTTACCTTCCTATTTTAATCGAAAGGTACTGCGATGGATATATCCACGACAACTGCTACAGACGTTTACGTCTTTGACTTTTTAAGTTCGATTGATCATCCCCGTGCTCTTACCGTCTGGCTATTATACTCTTCAAAAGAGCATGACCAGTTGGTGGAGCTCGAGTGGCATCCGTCCGATTATTTGGACGTCGCCAGTGGAGCTGACAGTCTTGCTGCTACAAAATTTCTTTCTAAAGCCACTTTTCTGAGTTGTAAATACAATCTCAGGGAGGAAGCGCTTAAGAAGTTTTTTGATGCGGAAAATCAGTGCCGACAGACCAATTCGAGAATACGTAGATATGCTTTCAATTTCGAGAGCACATGGACTCTGCTTGCAAAAGCAAAGGTCCTTACGGAGTCTATTCTTGGGGAAGTCGATGCTGAGGAATTTATTTCGTCATGCGACTGGGGCCCTGGGGCTACGACGTTAATACGTCGACGCCACAGCTGTATCCCTACCAAGTTCTCCTTTGAAAGGAGAATTACACCGTTGTGTTACGACTTTATTGCTTCCTGGTTCAGAGTTGCGTTTCCCCATTGGGAACCTGATTTTGAGCCGTTTGGAGCCTCTAAGGTTGTTACCGTGCCTAAGAATGCCAAGACCGACAGGACCATTGCCATAGAACCAGGGTTAAATCTCTGGTTCCAAAAAGGCGCTGGAACTGTTATTCGAAGCAGACTTAGGAGCTGTGGAGTTGATCTCCGCGAAGGGCAGAGTCACAACCAAAAGAAGTGTCGAATTGCCGCTAAGTTTAATAAACTAGCGACTGTCGATTTTTCTTCGGCTAGTGATACTATTTCCCTTGCACTTGTTGAAGAGCTTTTACCCAGTAAATGGGTTGCGCTCCTCTCTGCATTGAGATCTCCTTACGGTTTACTCGATAATTCTCTGGTTTACTTTGAGAAGTTCTCGAGTATGGGGAATGGTTTTACATTTGAACTGGAAACGCTTATATTCTATGTCTTAGCTGTAGTGTGTTGTAAAGCACTAGGTATAAGACCAGATGTTAGTGTCTACGGTGATGATGTGATACTACCCTCATCTGCGTATGGTATGTACACCACCCTCTGTGCAGACCTAGGCTTCACGGTAAACCTGAAGAAATCATACTCTTCTGGTTATTATCGTGAAAGCTGCGGTTCGCATTATTGGAATGGTGCTGATATCAAGCCTATCTTTCAAAAGGAACCCCTCGATGGTGCAACTGCCAAGCTCAAGGCAGCCAACGCGCTCAGAAGGTACGCTCATCGCCGTAATACTTTTGGCTGTGACGGATCTTATAGAGCATGTTGGTCAGCTCTTGCTCGATCTATTGGAAAGAATACTCCATTGATCAGCGATGGTTATGGCGACTCTGGACTCGTTGTTAATTTCGATGAGGCCAGAGCCGTTGTTACCAAAGCGAAACACGGTGTTGAAGGTTACTACACTCGTGTCTGGGCAGTATTGGCGAAGGAAAAGTTCTTCGACAATAAGGGGATGCTGCTTTCAAAGCTGCATAGTATAGGCAAATCGCATGATGTTGACAACTTTGTTGCTAACAAATTGCGAGAAGCAGCTGGTTTAGGGAATTCTACCCCCTTACCAGGCCGTATTAGGCATGTTAAGTTACGCATGCTTATCCCGCGGTGGGTGGAACTAGGACCTTGGCTATAGGCCAAATCTAGGAC